TGGTGTTGGACATGATTCTTCTGTGCGGGATGGCCATAGTCAGTCTCTAATAATTGTAGAGGATACATTCGGTCAGAACAGAACTTCTTGAGATGTTCGTATAGACCTGTATTGAGTTCACGAGTGACCTGATTGAATAGTTTGATTTTACCGTCCCACTTACGTGACTTATACATCGGCATGAACTTATATCCAGGCACAAAGAATGAAAAGTAGTCGCGTAGTTCTACTAGCTGGTGTGATTCACAATCAACCAACATCATAGAGTGGTCTTTCAGACCGACAGTAATAGTATTAGGAAGACTCACAACTTGAATAGAATAAGAATCAATAGGATATTTGTCAGAAAGATTTCTGCTGCTAGAATGGTATGATACCATACCCAACGTGACTGGTAAACTTTATTTACCTGAAATGATTCTTTAATATCATCAATGATTTTCATATTATGCTCCTGCTTCGAACTGTCTCCAACGAATCATATTACCAATCGTCTGATGTCGCCAGTTAAGACTGGTAACGATTTGTTCAAGTGTATCTATAATAGTTTTAAGATACTGGATTTTCATCTCAGAGTCCTGAATGTCTTTGTCAGAATCATAGTAGTATTCTTTGAAGTTCTTGGTTGTAGCAGATAGACCATCATATGGGTCATATGCCCAACCACGAGACTGGATATCTTCTTGAGACATCTTACCTTCATAGTAAAGATACTTGTCTTTGAGTAAAGTCTTCTGGTCAAACTCCGCTTTCTTCAGACGAAGTTTGGTGAGAGACAGATACTCAAGATACTTCGCATGTAACGCAGGGGTCACACGCGAAGTCTCGTCAAGTTGATGTTTCGCAATCTGCGAATCTTCTTTCCACTCCGCGAGGATGCTTTCTAAATCAATCATAATTTTACAATTCAACTTATATTGGATTTAAAAGAAACAAATGTTCTTTCAGTTGTTCATTATGTATAACTTTATATTTTGAATTTATTACGGCATTTGTTTGTGCATTTTCCTTATAATCAAAAGATATATGTTTATCAACTCTTTTGTCAAAAATTTCTAGTAATCTAGGAATCGAAACCTTCGACCTATTATTATAGGAAATCATAATATGACTGTTTTCAAATTTATTAATCAATCTTATAAACGAATCTTCTACATGATTTAAATCTAAGTTTTCAAAATCAGATATAGAATCCTTAATTGAGTCACTTGAAACATCTTCTCGCCTATTTGATGCACCAACTGTATTAGGTCTATCGTTTAAACAAACACTTGTCCAAATATGATAATATGATTGGTATCGAACTCTAGACGTTGGCGTTTTTTTGTTAGACGTTCCATATGGAGGGTCAACATAAATCAAATCATAATTATCTTCAACATCAAAAATTGTTTTTTGATAAACTTTATGGTCTAAGTCATCAATTTCGAAATTAGGAACTTTGAGTGTAATGTCTTTATATGACTTTTTAGTCCACACCTTTAGATAAGATACTTGATGTCCCATATCGTTTGAAACTTCATCCATGGCCAGAATTAGTGAGGTAATCAAAACCGATTTCTCAACACAATCTTCGGGAAAAAAAGAATCTATTTTATCTCTAATAGCATCAACTTTTTTAGTATTGTGTATTTGGAATGGTCTCTTTTTTCCATCACTTTGAATGGAAGAACCGTCTATATCATATCCACCATAGTTAGACGTAAACCAACCATCAACACTAGTTAGAGAATTCAACTCTTCAATTAATGGTTCAAAATAACTTTTTGGTTTTCTATTTAAAAGAAAACACTCAGCAAAAATCTTTGAATAGACAGATATATCATTACTACCGACAGTATAACCACTATTCTTGAATGATTGTGAAACTACTGTTGAACCAGAAAAACCGTCCAAAACTCTATTAACGTTCAATTCTGACGCCATTGATAGAATCTTAGGAACGATTTTTCTTTTGTTACCAGCATACCTTATATAATTTTTTTGCAATTTTTTCTAACCCAATTCTTCGTTATACCAACTGTATGTTCAGTATTCTTTCCATTCTTCCCACGCCTTGTTACCGATTCATCAACGAGTTGCGCTAAGTCTTCTGGTGAACCTTCCCACATTTCAAGAATTTCTAATGTTCCCTCTTTAAAAACTGCATAGTAAATTAACTTATTTCGATAAATTCTTTCCAATGAATTTTTTTTATATTCTGGTGGAGAAGAAAATACACAATCTATTGCATAACTTCTACTCAATTTTTTACCATCTTTATTGAAACCATCTTCGAGACAAGTTAAGTATTCGTATTGATTACCATCTGCATCATAACCATCACAGAGATGTTTTTCTAATACGACATTATGGTTTAATTTTTCAGCAATCACAACTTCTTTAAGAAATCCTGGCGCTAAAGGGTTACAGTTAGGTAAAGCGTTAGTCAACATAGAAAGACCTTCTTGTATCTGTCCAACAGCGTCCATTACTTCATTTACTTCATTATTCACAATATATTCCTTTCTCAATGTTATGTCTTATTATGACATAAAGAGAAGAAAATGTCAAGCGAAAAGTTAAACTATTTCAAACTGTGAGAATCTGAATGATACGTCAAAGGTGACATATGTGGTATCACCCGCATTGGATTGAAACTCAATCGCGCCAAGTGATGTAGGAACACAGTCTTTATATTTGATTTGTTGAACTGTGTTGTTATGACTAGATAGAACTGCCAGTGTAATGTCAGCATATGTAGGAACTTTAGTCATTGATTCGCCAGCCGAGACCTGACCCTCATTGGTGATACGAGTCATCCAGTCAAACATTTCACGATATGATGTCATGTTCTCATCTAGAATGACTTGGAACGACACCTCAGAGAATGTCATCTTATCACCTGCCAGTGGGACAGATGTAATGCGACGAGTAGGCAACTCAAGAGGCGTTAGTGTAGCGCCTGGATGTGATACAGACTGACAAAAATACTCCAAGTTAGGATAACGTGTTCTGTTAATAACAACACGGAAACCTGTCGGTTGGAGATAGTTTAGGTTTGTTGTGAGTTCCTGACTATCAATCTGAACTGTTGAATCTACTGGCATTTATAAACTCCTATGTCTCTATTTATAAGAGTTGATGACTTTATCAGAAAAAATCTTCTAGGGTAGCAGGTGTGGGAGTCTTATAGTTCAGTAAAAGAAGTTCTTTCTTAGTGTGTTCTTCTTCACGATACTTCTTAGAGGAGACCATTGTATAGGTCAAATCCCACTCGCGTTGCTCCCAACCAGTGTATGCATTACGCAAAGTCTCATTTGAGTTGTAGGTAATCATGATACGATTACCCGCATTGTCTACACACTCATGAAAGTCTTTATGGTCAAAGGTATTATGCATATCGCCCTTGTTACCATAGATGAATGTAGAGATATCGTATGGTGGGTCTGCGAATACGAATGCGTCAGGGTTATCATCAAATAAGGTTGAGTAGTCCTGATTAGTAAGTTTCCAGTTTTTCATCAGATAACTAAACTTAGGTAGTTTGGAAATCAATCTGTGATTGAACAGGTCACGCACTGCATCCTTACTGAACGAACCTGTGGTCTCACCTAGACCAGAGAACGAACAACGATTCATAANATAGAACTGCCACGCAATNTCAAACTCATTGGTNGCNGTATTCAATCCCTCACGCATTACATGGTAGTAATCTAGATGTGCTTGCAGTGGGTCAGACGCATCGTCTAACTCATTCTTCACACTATGCAACTTTTCTGCAAGGTTATNACCCTCCTTCTGGAGAGTCAACCAGAAGCAATACAGATTGTAATACTTGTCATTGACCCATACAGGAATGTCGGGAAACTTCTTTGAGAACGCAATAGCACAACTACCACCACCCAAGAAAGGTTCGCGGTATTCTTTTATCTTGTTCTCAGGCATATTTTCAATACCAAACAGGAAGTCTGTTGCTCTGGATTTACCGCCAGGGTATCGTAGGGGTGTTTTCAAATCTTTCATGATTATTATATAGTATCACATATAACATCAAAAGTCAAGAATGTTTTTCAATATTCTGTGCTAATTTAGCAGCGACTTCCAACCAGTAATCTTTCGCCCAGTCAGACTGTGCGTTCTCATATGCCTTCATGGCATTACATAACAGTCGGGTATAATCAAACATCGATTTTACCCGCAGCGATTTTATGCTTAACGACTTGAAACGTGTCATCAGCATCAGTCTGCTTTGCAAACTTAGATGTTGCGATAACTTCACGAAGTTTTTCATCTGCTTGTTTCTGTGCAGATTCCATAGTGACTGATTCGAAGCGTTTAGCTCCAGTAGAACCATCTTTATAGGTTACTTCTAAATCAGCATAATACATATATGTTTTACTCATTGTGAAACTCCTTTAATTCTTCTTTCGCAAGTTCATAAGCAAGGACAATAGAGTCCAAGATGTTCAGTCCATCTTTACGATATGAACTGTAGTAATAGAAAAAGTTTTTAAGCATAGTAATCTCCAATCGCGTTAATAACTTCAATACCAAATTCTTCGACCAACGACACAACACGGGCATCACGGTCTTCTTTATAGGGGAAGTGGTATCCTTGAACTTCCCCACCAGTGACAGAGGTATCAACCTCTACAAAATACTTTCCAAGTTTAAGCATTGATTACTGCTCCTTTACCAACCCAAGTGATTTCTTCAAACTTCTCTTCATAAGTCCGACCATCAACGGTGAACCCTACATCATGCAGTTCTTTCAGAACATACTGAACTGCTTCTTTTGCGGTCTCAAAGACGATGGTGTCTTTTGCTTTACCAGTGATATTTACTTCGTATTTCATAACTAATTTCCTCTCTCAAGTTATATCTTATATTAACAACAACAACAGATTTTGTCAAGCACTTTCTTCGATTTTTTCAATAATAATTTCTTCAACAAAACCCTTCTCGATGAAGTAGTCGGCAGCACCCTTTGCTTCGTGTTCGCTCTCAATTGCTTCGAACAGACCAGCAAGAATCCGACCACTTTCTTTCTCTTTAACTAAAAACATAATGTGTCCTTTCTCTCGACTACATATACACCATACGACATTTATCATATAATGTCAAGCACTTTTTTCAAAAAAAAGAAAAAAAAAGGGGAGACCGAAGTCTCCCCTTGAAAAGTGGTAGGTTATCCCTACTCTTTTTGTTATCCTTACGTAAGGATGTTCGCAACTTTGAAGATACGATAGTATTGGTTGGTTTTGGCAGTTGCCAGACCGTCCGCAGGCGTTGAACCAACGAATGGGTTCGATGCCATACCATAACGGGTTTTGAACCCGATACGTGGTTGGAAGGTGTCTTCACCAACGGCTTTGACCATTTGCAGTGGAACGTATGGGCAGTAGAATACACCACTGTCATATGGGTTCGTGCCTTTATAACCAACGGTGATGTAATCAGTGTTGGCATATGGGTCGATATATACGCGAATACGACCATTCAAGAGACCAGCAAAGGTGTTACCTGTGTCGTCTACTTGTAGGTTGTTTGCGATTGCAGGTGAGTAGTCCAAAGAACCAGCAGCAGCAAGAGCAGTAGCAACATCTGAAGAACAGATTACTACGTTACCTTTACCACGACGAGTT